TTACGCGGCGCGGAGCGCCATCTCCCCCACCGCAGCCAGTGCCGCTTCGAGGTTCTTCGGCTTCACATGCGTGTACCGTTGCGTGGTTTCGATACGAGTGTGGCCGAGCCATTCCTTGATGACCAGGATGTCCACGCCGGCATCGAGCAGGCGCGTGGCGCAAGTATGTCGGCAGGTGTGGAACACAAAGTCCTCGTCTGCGGACAATCCCATCTCGTCCTTCATGCGATCCCACCAGGACCGCAGGCCCCGCTTGCTCGGCATGGCGTCGCGCTCGATCAGCCCCGTAAGGAGCTTTGTTGTCTCCTCGCTCATCGGGATCGTGCGGGCCAGGTCGGTCTTGGTCTTCCAGAGGTGCAGGCGGGTGCCGTTGATCTGGTCGAGCTTGGCCGTCAGCAGCTCCGAGCGCCGGCAGCCGGTCTCGATCGCCACCTTGATGAATGACCACATGTCCTGCTGGCCCTTGCCGAGCAGGTAGGTCCGCATCTGGGCCTCTTCCTTCCGGGTGATCCAGCGGATGCGCCCAGGGACCTCTTTTCGCCACGCCCAGGTGATCTCGGCGAAGCGGGTGCGGTCCATCCACTTCCGGTCCCGTGCGTAGACCAGGAAGGTGCGGAAGTGGCTGAGGTAGCGGTTGACCGTGGTGTCCTTCTTGCCCCGCTTGGTCAGCTCGCGGGCGATACGGTCGATCGTCAGCGTGTCGATCTTGTCGAGCGAGACGTTGTTGCCGACGATCAGGCCCACCTCGCGCATGTGGGCCCAGGCGCTAACCTCGCCGGTCTGGCCGCGCCAGAGCTGCCCCCTCACCTCTTGGGTGACCGTCTCGATCGTATGTAGGGCCTCAGGCGCCGATACGGGCGCCAGGACGCCCGTGTGGGCCTCTCCGGCAGCCCAGGCAGCCTTGACCGAGGCTTCGACCTGCTGGGCCTCCTGGAGCGTCTCACAGCGTTTGCGGAAGCGCTCCTTCTTGTTCTGTAGCTCGACCCGGAACTTCCCGGTCAGCTTGCCGTCCTTCTTGTCGGGATAAATGGCCACTTAGCTCTCCAATATGTTGGCTATCTGGTTGACGAGGAGCTTCCCCTTTGGGGACAGCGAGTAGATGACGGACCTGAGGTTCGTGGGGTCCTGCGAGCGGACCAGAAGTCCGTAGCCGGGCTGGCCAGTCCGAAGTTGATCCGAAAGGTCCAGCAAGTGGCGGCTCATGGTCGACTTATTCGCCCCCGCGAGGTCGGCCAGCTCAACGACGCCCTTCCCTTCATTCTGCGCGACGATCAGAAAAGCATGAGCGATCTGGATCGGGATCACTTCGTCGATGGTCGAGCGGAACGCCGTGAGAACCTGATTTGCCTTCTTGAGGGCCTTTGTCTTGTTATCGGTCATCTTGAAGTCCTAATGGTGGGGTCGACCCCTTATTCGGTAGGCCCAACGTCCACAGTTGCAGACAGTTCCACATCTACGCTAGTCCCCTCGCGGGTACAATGAGAACAGGTGTAGAACAGATCGAAAAAATCCCCTCCAACGAGGGAGGGGCATTGTGATTTAAGGGTGAATGAGTGTCCAGAGGTGGTCCGCGATGAAGGTCACAATCGCGATGCCGGTGGTGCCTACGGCTCCGAGTGTGGCCAGCTTGGCCTTGCTTATAGCGATCTCATTGCGCGTCGAGTTGCTGACGCCTTCGAGTGCTGCCTGACGTGTCTCGATCAGGGTCAGCCGAGTGTCGACGAGGGCAAAACCCTTGTCGATCGCAGCGTGGGCCTCGTGGTGCCCGTCGAGCTTGGTCTCGATACGGGCCATGCGGTCTCGAAGGTCCAGGATGAGAGTGGTGGGGTTCTGAAGGTCCATTAGGGCATGATGAGCGGCCGGCGCCGTGGCGCGGGCGGAATGATGAGCGGAGGACCCTCGACGACGTACTGCGCCAGCTTGCTGACGATGACGCGCTTCTCGGTGCCCTCCACGACATAGTGGCCCACTTTGGAGGCCACGGTGATGCCGGAGTTTCCCTCGACAAGGTACTCCCCCAGCTTGGAGACTTTGGTCGTCATGGCGCTACTCGATCGCCTTCAGACCAAACTCCCCGTTGACGTTCGCGATCGACGTCCAGGGCAAGCCCGTCGAAGGGTCGGCGTCGAACACGGTGACCGAACCGGCGAAGCCAGCGCGAATCGGCATGTTCTTGGGCGCTTGGTATTCGGTGCCCCCGATGGCCAAGAGGGCCCTGGCGTTCGTAGGGACGACGTCGCCGTCATTGCGGATGCGGGCGGCGACCGCCACGGCTTTGATGACGCTGCCCGTGCTGGTGGGCGTGAAGACCGGCCCGACGAATCGGGCGACCTCGCCGACGTTGGATGCCGAAATGGCATCGCTGTCGTCTACCGGGCCGTCGTCGACGTCTCCGTAACCGCCGGCCCACTGCATGACGCTGCCGTTGGCCGAGGGGGCCCGGCGGCGCACCGTGTGCCCGATGGTGTTGTAGGAGGCCATCAGGACGTTGGAGAAGGTCGACTTCCCCGACCAGTCCTGCACGCGTCCCAGGCGCATCCGGGCGACGTTGTCGATGCTTGAGGTGTCGAGACCCCTGACGTCGACGGCGAGGTTCCCGTTGAAGAACCACGCGAGCCGGCCGGCGGTCGGATGGACGACGATCAGCACGTCATAGGTCCCGTTGCTGCACTCTCCCGTGCCGCCGACGTTCACCCATTGGTTCGTCTTGCTGTTGAAGAACGCGAGCTGCTTGGAGTAGCCGCCGGCCGCCTGGAGCCGCACGACTTCCGCGCCCGCCTCGTTGAACCACGTCAGGAGCCGGAGGCCGTTGCTCGGGGCCTGGTAGGCCTCACCGAAGACGGTCATGTGGCTCCAGACACGGGTCACGCCCTTCTGCACGCCGTCGATGGGATCGGTGACGTATGCGTCAGCATAGCCCCCGTCCGACCAGACGGTCGTGGCGGTGTCGCCGCAGCCCGAAAGGGAGGGGACGAGCGCGTCGAGCGTCGACCCGGCGAAATAGGTGGCCATTAGCCGATGCTCCCAGGATTGGAGGGGATGAGGTCAGGCAGCTCGGCGACGAAGGTCACGCGGACGCGGGCGATCTCCTCGTCGGCGCCTTCCGGGGCCACGAGGGACATGGTGTCGCCCGAGAGGAGCGCGATGGCTGCCGAGGCGCTGAAGGTGGCCACGCCGGCCACGTCGATCGTCAGGGTTCCGACCGGGCTGTCGTTACGGAGGATAGCGGCTACCCAGGGGGCGGCCGGCGGAACGGTGCAGCCGGCGACGCAGCCCGCGAAGCCCGCGCCGATCGTGCAGGCCGTGGCGATCTCATGGTCCATCAGGATTTCGGACGGCTGGATGCCCTGCACGGCGAACCCAGCGAAGCGGTAGGCTGCCGACTTGCCGGCGGGGCCCTGCTGGGCCTGGAGGAAGCTGTCGTATTCCCCGATGTTGCCGGCGGCGACCCAGAGGTCATAGGCGGACTTGCCGTCCTCGCCGTCTCGGCCGGGGGCGCCGGGTTCCCCACGCGGGCCGGGATCGCCCTGGGGCCCCTGGTCGCCTTGGGCGCCCTTAGGGCCCCGGAGGTCGCCCTCATTGTCGTCCCCGTAGAACGAGGAGGCCTGAAAATCGTCGGCCATTTAGTATTCTCCTGCCCCGTGGGGGCGGCTGATTGCGAGGGGTCCTGCCCACTTCTCGCTGAGGTCCTGTGCGAGGATCGCCTCGACCAGGCTGCTCGACTTGCCCTGGAAGCGCTGCACGTAGGCATCCTCCATCTGGTAATAGTCGGCGGCCAGGGCGCAGGCGCCATAGAGCACCGCGTTGAAGGCCGAGCGAGTCCAGACGTTCTCGTCGCGGTCGTCGATCAGCGGATCGGTCTCGCCGTAGAAGTGGACGAAGACGGTCTGGCCCTCGGCTGGCCCCCCCGCGCCTCAGTGGCTCGAAGGGTAGTGAGTGCCGAACTTCCCGTAGACGGGAGCGTCCTGGTGGCCGGTCGTCTCGTTGTTCTCGAAGCCGAGCAGGACCTGTCCGTCGTCCAGCTCCAGAGGAACTGGGTCGCCGTCTTGGCCTGCGGCCTGGAGGGCTGCGATCTTCGCCGGAGTGACGCCTGCACGGGCCAGGGCGGCGCCGAAGCGGTCATCCTGGGCTGCGCGATCGGCAACGGCCCTCAGGAGGGCGCTGACGTCGGCCGGGCGGGTGGCGGTCATGATCTCGGCGATGCGGTCCTGGACGTCCCGCTTGAAGCGGAGCGTGCCACGGGGGTTGCCCCGCAGCAGGACCGAGGAGACGGCGCCAGCGATGTTGCCGGTGGCGACGTGCCGGGCGACCGTGAGGGCCTCCCCGCTGAGCGCTTCGTCAACCGCTTGGCGCGGCTGGGTTTTGGAGCCCAGGGAGGCTTCGGCGAACGTCTTGAACGCCTGGTCCTCACCTTCGAGGCGATCGTCGAGGCGGTTCATCATGCCGGGCTGTCCCGCCATGACCTCAATCGCCGCCTGCTTGGCTCGGTCGCCTTCAGCCGCGTAGCCGCCGGCCCCGGAGAGGCCGACCTGCTGACGGACCTGCTGCGCGACATTGGCGGTCGGCTTCAGGCCCTTCTGGGTCGCGGTGTCGGCAACGGCGGTGCGAGCGCCCGACATCCAGGCCTCGCGGGCATGTTCGGGCATGTCGCGGAACTGGGCGCTGATCTCGGGAGCCGAGAGCTTGCCGACCTCCTGGCCGGCTTCCAGCGCCTCGCGGATCGCCATCTCGTCCGCATAGTTCGCCGTGACGTCCCGGAAGGGCTCGTTCTGGTCGGCGAGGTGGCGGCGGAGGTCGCGAGTGCGGGCGTGATGTGGACCGAGTTGGTCGTGTCGCGCGGCCGGAAGCCGGCGTTGTTCATCGCGGCCTGCCCGCTGTCCCGCATCTGGCGGGAGATTTGGTCGAAGGCTTCGAACGAGAGCTGGTTCGGGTCGACGACGACGGTGGACCCGTCCGACGCCTGGAAGTGCGGCAGGTCGGGCGGCAGCCGGTTTCCATGGCCGGGGGCCAGGATGCGGAAGCCGAGGCGCGTGGGGTCGCCCATGCCGTTGCGGATGTTCTCGAAGGCCTGCGGGATCGCGTTGCGGAACGCGGGGGTCCGCATGATCTGCGCGATCTCGGGCGTGACCAACATGGGCTGGGCGTAGGCCGCCCGGTAGCCGGGTTCCGACGCCGCGCTGGCACGCTGGTTGATGCGCTGCACCTCCGCGATCGGGTCGACGGCGGGGCCCATGGTCTCGGTGACGTGACCACGGATGCGGGTGCCGGACTGGGCCTGTCGGCCGGCGAGAACCTGCCGGGCCCGCGTGGCCATCGTGCCCCGGCCCTGGAGGGCCCAAGCGGTCGTCTGGCGGAGGTCTTCCGAGACGTCGGCCGGCATAGCGGGGACGCCAAGGCCCTGGCGGCGGGCCACCTCGGCGCCGACGTTGTCGACGGTCGAGGGGACGTTGCCGGTGCCCATGCCCTGGTTGAGGAAGCGGCTGCCGTCCATCTGGTCGGCGAGCATACGCTCGGCCTGGGCGTTGGCGGCGCCGGCCGGATTGACCGGACCCCGGCCACGGAGGCGGCTGTAGGCGTCCTCTAGGAAGTGGGCGCCCGCGTCGATGCCGGGTATGTTCCGGCGGGCCGTATTGAAGACGCTGTGGGCGGCGTTCATAGCCGGGTAGGCCGCTGCGCCCATCGCTGCGCCGCCTGCGGCGCCGAGGGCAGCGTTGGCCAGCCGGCCGTCGCCGGTCTCGTTGAGGGCGCCCGATGCCGCGCCGTAGATGGCGCCGTTGGCGGCCCCCTTGCCCAGCCGGGCGGCCAGGGAGGCACCCCGTCCGATTCGGGCGACAGGGAGGCCGAACGAGCCGGCGAAGCCAGCCCAACCGGCCGCGCTGGAGAGGTTCGGGTGACCCTCGTCCACCTGCGCCTTGTCGGCGTCGTACTGGCGCTCTTCGTCGTGGAAGGCGTCCACGGGGCGGAAGCTGTCGCGGCCGATGGCGGCGGCGATCGTGTTTCCGATAGCGCCCCCGACGCCCCGCATGGTGCGGCCGGCGTTCGGGATCACGCCGTCGAGGGTCTCCCCGGCGAGCGTGCTGATGGTGTCCAGGGCGCCGGGCGGTGGCGCCTTGGGAAGCTCAGGGGCACCACGCAGGGCCTGGGCGTTGACGCCTTCCGACTGGAGATAGGTGTCGATCTCCTGCTCGGTGGCGCCCTTGTCGATCATCGTGCCGACGTTGGCCTTGATCCTGGCGGTGTCTGCCATGTTACTTCAGTCCATATTTCTGGCGGAGCGCAGCGCCTGGGTCCTTGCTGCCGCGCGGGGGCGGTGCCGGGAGGCCGAGCTGCTGCGAGTAGAGGGTGCGGTTGGTGTCGATCAGGCGCTGGAGCCCGTCGATCGCCTCGTTGTTGTATTCGTCGCGCTTCCAGCGATTCGGCAGCGTGGCGGTAGCCAGCTTGCTCTCGAAGTCCGACATGGAGCCTTCGCCCGGCGTTCGGGTGGCCGGACGGGTCACCGAGGTGAGCTGAGCGACCGCGCTGTCGTACTGCTGGTTGCCCCCGCTGAGCGGGTTGTATTCGGCGAGACCAGCCAGGCCCCGCCGGCCCAGGACGGACTTCTGCAGGGCGCGGACGCGGTCGAGCTGCGGCTGCAGCTTGTCGATCGTGGCGAGCGCGGAGCGGGCCTTATCGCGGGCCGCCGAGGTTTCGAGCGTGCCGCCGCCGGACTGAGCCTGGCCGCCGGCCGGAGGAGCCGATGGGAGCCGCTTGGCCAGACCGGAGGCGCGGTACTTTTCCAGCTCGGCCTGATGTTCGGGGCGAAGCTTGCCCTGCGCCTCGCCCATTTGGAGGAGACTGATGCGCTCCTTGAGGGGGTCTGCCATGTGGTGCCTTAGTTGAGAAGGTAGGAGAGGTCGTTGTTCTTGGCGTTGAGCGTGGACTTGCCGCCGCCGCCCTTCGGAGCCGCCGCTTTGGCGCGGGCAAGCCCGACGCGGGCGGCCCCTTGGGCTACGCGAGCAGCACCCTGCGCGAGCCGCTGTTCGCCCTGCTGGGTCGTAGCGGTGGCACGGTCTCGGTAGATGTTGGTGCGGTCGAGCCGGTCGGCCTGGACGTCCGCCCTGTAGTCCCGGAGGTCTGCCTGGGCCCGCTCGCGCCCGGCCGCCGCTGTGGCCTGCGCCACCGTCTGCCCCATCCCGGCCGACTGGCGGACATAGTTGGGGTCGTACTGGGCCGGCATGGTGCGCGGGTCGATCCCGTAGAACTGGGGGTTCTGGACCATGTGGGCGTAGATGTTCGGCCGCTCGGCCTCGGGGGCCTGGCTGAGCGCGTACATGGCCCGGCCGTTGATGTCGGCGACGTCCTTGGCTTTGGTCCGCTTGTCCTGGAGGTAGTCCTGGAACTCGGTGACCGGCCGGGCCGTGCGGATGCCCGTGCGGGGATCGGTGGTGATCTCGAAGGCATTGTCGGGCCCGCCCTACTCGCGGGTCTTGGTCTGCTCAGCGCGGAGCTGCTTACGCAGCCCCATGACGTTCTGACCTGCGGCGGCGATGCCGTCCGTGAAGTTCTGGCCGGTCAGCAGGCCGGTGCCGAGCGCCAGCAGGGTGTCGGAGCGGTGCTCCTTGTCGAACAGGCTCGGCCGGCGCGGCGGGGCCTGCGGGAGCTGCGGGGTGACCAGCGGGGCGGACCCGATAGACGGCGGCGCCTGGGGGAGCTGGTCGTCAGGGCCGAAGGGGCCGAGGAATGACATGGTGGTCCCTTAGATGAAGGAGGCTGCGGTCGCGGCGGTGCCGAGGATCGACTGCAGGAGGCTGGGCGAGGTGATCTGGGTCTGCACGCCCGTCGAGGTGCCCGACTGGCCCCACTGGTTGGCGCCGACGACCCCGTAGTATTTCTGAAGCAGGTCCCAGTCGCGGTTGTCCTCGCCGAGCCACTTCTTGTAGGCGGCGTCGTTCTGGCCCTGCCGGTCGGCCTGCAGCGTGGCGTCGGCACCCGTTGCGGCGCCGAAGGCCTTGTAGGCGGCGTCGTTGCCCTGCCCGATGGCGGCGATCCCTTGGCCGGTGAGGTTGCCGTAGCCGGTGGCGGCGGTGGACAGCGCGTCGAGCTGCTGCCCGCGATCGGCCTGGGCCATCGCCAGGCCCCGATTGTAGGCGTCGCCCCGGATGCTGGCCGAGATGTCGGCGGCGCGATCGGCGGCGCCGCGCTGGGCGATGCCTGCGGCCACGCCCGCTCGGGACGAGTTGATGTTGCCGGTGCCCGACGCCTGCCGGTCGATGCCGGGCAGCGTCTCCTCCCGCAGGGTGCGGATGACGTCGCGGGTGTTGGCGTCGATCATCCCCTGGATTTCGGGGTTGGCGGCGTACTTCGACGCGGCAGCGATGTTGGCTGCCGTCGCGTCGGTGCCAGCGAGCGCCCTGAACTGGTCGAGGCTGTCGGTCGCCTTCTGGGCGTTGCCGACCAGGCCCTGGCCGATCGCGGAGAGCTGGCCGGCGGTCTGAAGGCCCGTTCCGGTGGCATAGTTCTTCAGGCTGGCCAGCGTGTCCTTGGCGTCGCCAGTCATGCCGGCATACGTCTCGCCCTGGTAGTACGGCGTGCCCTTCTGGGCGTCATACGTCGCCTTGGCGCTTTCGAAGGCGCCGCTGATGAAGGGCTGCTGGAACTTCGACGGGCCGGTGTCGGTCGTGGTGGTAGAGGTGGACTTGTTAGAGCCCTTGAAGAGGTCGCCCATCGGGGTCCTTATGTGCGGTAGATTTCTCGGGCCTTGCCGGTGCTGTCGATGAAGGACGCGACGCGGCGGAAGCCGAACAGGTGGAGGAACTTGAGGTGCAGCCGGTCATGAGGATCGTGCTGGGCGTAGAAGGGTCCGCCGTGGAGCCCATGGAGGGCCGCCCAGTCGGCGGAGAGGCACCGCTTGGTCCTGGGGGACCAGCGGGCATGAATATCGCAGTGGATGAAGGTGTAGAGCGGCGTCGCCTGCTCCAGGTACAGCGAGTACTCTGGGCGGCGCACGACCGGCACCTTGAGCTGGTGGTCCGGCTCCGGGAGAGATGCTCCCATAGGGTCCTCCCGGAGCTAGATGTTAGGGTTAGGCCCCGAATTGGAGCCATGCGACGACGAGGTCGCGAGGGTCGCTGATGTCGCCCTTGAGGATGGACAGCGACTGTTGCTCGACGGCGGCGTGGTATCCGTAGTGGTTGCCGCCGCCGCCCGCCTGCCACTCGTACAGGCGAGGGACATTGTCCGTCGTGCGGAAGATGGACCCGTTGTCGCTTTCGAGGCCGAAGAGTGTCAGGGTTCCCGTCCCCGGCAGCTTGAAGAGCTGCAGGAGATAGTAGGACGGAGAGCCCATGGAGTAGCCGCCTCCCTGGTACGATCCGACGCCGGACAGCTCGTAAGCGGTCATGTTGACCCAGTCGGAGCTGGTCGTCGCGAATTGCGCCCCTTCCGTGCCGTCCGCGATCTTGTAGGCCGTGTGGATGGCGTTGTTAGGCGCGGCGGCAGTCTGGAGCGCATTGAAACCGCCGGGGAACGTCTTGCCGGCCGAGTAGCCCGAGCAGAACAGGACGATCATGTTGCCCTTCGTCACTGGCTTGGCGAACGTGGCGACCGCGCCGCCGATATTCCGCCCCGACGCCACCTGGACGATCTGGGGGGCGGGCGAAGCGGCGGAAGGCTTCCACTTGCCTGCACGGTAGCCGAGGACCTGTCCCTCAACGGGCGCGGCAGTCGCGTCGACGTCGTTGAGTGCCGCCAAGGCGGTTGGGTACATCTCGCGGGCCGAAGCAGGCGGCGCGGTGTTAGCGAAGGGCACAGTCTGCCCATTGCTGGAGAACGGAGCGCCCGTTACCTCCCACTCCGTTGTCCAGGTGGACCCGTCGTCGGACCACTGGATCGCGAAGTCTCGGGGAGAGCCGGCGATACCATTGGCGCCGTCTCGCGTCGTGATCGCCACCTGAGCGACCGATATGGCCTTGGCAAACTTGTAGGCCACCCATGCGGTCCCGCCACTGCTCGCGCTGTGGTAGATGGTGGCAGGGTCGCCGTCGAAAGCCTTCGCCGCCGCATAGTCGGCGCTGTAGGCGGTGCTCTCGTATGCGGTGCCACCGTCCGCACGCTCCGGCACGTCGAGCTGCTGTCGAAACTCTAGCTCGGCGAAGGTGACATAAGGGTCGCCGCCATTGCGCGTTACGTTGATCCGCCACCACGGGTGGGTCGGTCGGGCCGTGAGGCGCCCGCTCGGCCCGGTGGCCGTCGCCTGTACGGTCGAGCTGCCCCCGCTGCCTCCGCCCCCCGGTGCCAGGGGCGAACGAGGACCAGCCGCCGTCCTTGCGGGCGTAGAGCTGGCCGTCGAGGGGCGCCTCGGGGAACGGAGCGCCGGAGCCGGGTGCTCCCTGGTCGCCCTTGTCGCCTTTGTCGCCCTTGTCACCTTTCAGGCCGACGCCAGGGTCGCCCTTGTCGCCCTTGTCACCTTTCAGGCCGACGCCAGGGTCGCCCTTGTCGCCCTTGTCGCCTTTCGGGCCTTCTGGGCCCTGCTGGCCGCCGCCCTCGCCTACCGCCTGAACGGCGGCGACGAGTTGCGTGGTGACGGTATCGAGGCGCTGCAGCTCGCCGTCCAGATACGGGGCAAAACTGTTGGCAGCGCCGGGGCGCGGACGGCGCCGATAGGGGGTGAGCGCCGTCAGGCGTTCGGCCAAGGTGGGGTGTCGAGGAACGTCCAGGTCCCGTTGCCGTAATTGTAGACGGCGGCGCGGTTGCAGCCGTTCGTCGGGTTCTGGAACCCCACGAGGCGGTCGGTCGACGGGTAGTGGAACCGGACTTCGGCCAGCCGGGCGTCGTGGGACACGAAGCACAGCGAGGCCTTGGCGGTGTCGAGGTTGTCGAAGATGAACTCGCGGACCTTCTTGTCCACGATGCTCTCCGGGGTGACGCCGTCGTGGACGTAGATGTCGTTCTTGTCGAAGAGAAGTGGCTGCCGCCGACCTGGAACACGCAGTTCGGGTTGATGACTCCGCGCTCGTCGAAGAGCTTGGTCCACTGGTAGATGAAGGCGCCGCCGACGTAGTCCATCGACCACACCGAGTTGGTGCAGTAAATGATGAAGCTGTTGCGGAGCGCGAGCCCGTCGACGATCGTGTGCTGCATCTCGTTGACGATGTTCTCGCCGGCCGAGTTTTCGGTGCTGGTCGGGTCCCAGGAGCCCGGCGGTGCGCCGAAGCCCGTGAGGTCAGACCATTTGACCATAGTCGGGTAGTAGGCGCCGGCCTTCGTCACGCCGAGCGCGACGAGCTGGTCCTTGTAGGCGCGGATGACCTTCGCCCGGTAGCCATCGGGCCAGTTGGCCAGCGCGGAATACGTGCTGTCCCCCGGCGCCTTGGCGATCGGCGTGTGGGTCTCGCGGGTGATGTAGGAGACGCCGCCCAGGTTGGTGCTGGTGATGGCCGTGCGATCGTCGCGCCCGCGACCTGGTCGGCCGGGGTGACGTCCTCAAGGGTCTCGCCGTTCTTGCGGTACATCTTGCCGAAGTCGGCGGCGACCATGATGATCTCGTCGTACCCGCCAGACGTCGGCGGTACTGCCAGGACGTGGCCGGGCTCGAAGCCCAGCGTGTGGACGGTACGGGCCACGGCGCCGCGCGAGACGCGGCCATTGCGGAAGCGGACGTTGACGCCGGCCGTGAAGGTGCCGAGGTCCTCAATGTCGGACGGGTGAGCGTCCGTGACGATCCCGGCGGAACCGAGGCCCCGCACAGGGATGGTGGGCATGAGTTAAACCTTGATGATGAAGTTGACGGCGATCGACGGCTGGGTGGTGTCGATCGTGACCTTGTGGGCGTGGCCCTCGACGTCGCTGGCCTTGACGGTCGCGTCGGTCGTGGAGCCCAAGGCGCCCGAGATGACGACGCTGTGGGTGTGGCCATTGTCGGTGATCGACGGAGCCGGGCCCTGAGCGAGCACGGTCTTCCCGGTGCCGCCGCCCGCCGTCTCGGTCTTGATGCCGAAGTTGAATGTCGTGTTGGCCTGGCTGGACTGGGCGGTGCCCTTCAGGTCCGTCGTGGCGTGGGTGTGACCGGGGATCGTGACGGTGTGGCCGTGCCCGCCCGCCACCTCGGAGGTGACGGTCTTGCTGGTCTGGCCGAAGAGCGAGCCGAGCGTGTGCTCCGCGTTGGCCCCGACAGGCACGCGGCCCCGAAGGTCCGGCGTGGTGATCTTGCCGGTGCCGTCGCTCAGCAGCGCCTCGGCGCCGTCGCAGAACGCCCAGCCAGCCGGGGCCGTCTCGCCTGCAAAGAGCGTGATGACGCCCCGAGGTACAAGCTGGCCCGCGATGCCGTTAAGGAACGCATGGGTGACTGAAGGATCGAGCGGGCCGGTGAGGCCGGGGAAGGTAGCTTTGAGGGCCGCCTTGATAAGACGAATGTGGTCGTCGCCTTCCTTGAGCCTGTCGGCGCCGGACGGATTGGACGAATTGAGCTGGTGGATGTAGCTCGCGGTTTCGAGAGACATTAAGGGCCTTAGGGTAGCCCGAAGCCGGACACCAATTCTGGAAGAAAACATGGGAAGCTCACATCGTGGCGAGCATTAGGTGCGGCAGCAACCGGATGACCTAAAGGACCCTTAGGGTCTTACTGTAAGTCTCAATATGCTTACTCATTGTCACCATAAGGTAACATAAGGGACCCCTGTCCCCCTTGGGAGACTGGCAGGTTTGATCGCAGATTGTGGACGGTTGTGCTAACGGTCGGACTAATGCACAAACCGCAGAAAACCGCCACTTTCTGGGTCCGGCATGTTGACCCGGAGGGGGCCCCTCGCTACGATTTGAGACGATCGGACCAGGATGGACAGAAGGTGTAGTAAAGGGCCGGCATGGGCCTAGATGGGACCCAATGGGACCCGCAGGATATTCGGGTACGGCCGGGCCGGGGGGTGGGTGGATTAGAAAGGGCCGGCATGGGACCCAAGGTGACGGCATGGGACCCAAAGAAACGGCAGGAAACTGCGAGTTCTCAGGGCCGGCGTGCATCACCCAGGGTCGGACTGGCGCTATGGCCGCATAGCGAAGCCGCCACTTTCGAATCCATTCGGGATTGGCCCCACGACTACCCGCCGATCGGGCCTCCAGGGACCCGTGGACAAAGGCCGGTCCCCCACCATTGCGTCCCCCACCACGCCAGAACCCACGGGTTTCTGCGGGTCTGCACTTGGTGTAGCAGCAAGGGCCTGCCATTCGCCCCTCGTGAGCGGGGGACATTGCGCCCTGCCCGATGCCCGTTGCCCGGCCGATGGCTGGCGACATTCAGGCCAGTGTGTCGGCCCGGCTGAACGCACCCCAAGCGCGATGTCAGCGACGGACCTGCAGGCCTTGCCGCCCCCTACTGCCCTTGCCGGCTCAAGCTGTCCCTACTGCCCGCTGGGCGCTTCTTCGTCTCATCTTGCACCTCGCGCACTCTGCTGTTCCGCTCGGCGTTGGGTGGCGACCCTGCTGGAGCTACGGGCATCGCCTTGGCTTCTACCTTGTCGACCCGGACTTCTTCAATCAGAGCCCTTCGCTGGACGGCTTCAAAGCTGGGAGCGTTGCTGGAGGGAGGCGGCGGCGGTGGGCCGTTGATGCCCCGGTTCGGTGAGATGGGGCCTTTGCCCTGTGGGCGGCATTGCAGGGCCGAGAAGACCTCGGCCAGACCGTCCCGTGTCGTCGACGTTGGTCGGAGCATTGCCTCTTGGATGCGGAGGCATCGCCGGTCGTTCCAGTCGGATCGGGTGATAGCCTCGGAGCCGGTCATGAACAGGAGGCAAGCGGCGAACACGAGCATCCCCATTACGCCCCATACCTGCACCACCGGCGCCCGCCTGATCTTGACTGTAAGCGCGGCAATGAGGGCGAATACGATGAACATGCCCCCGATGAACAGCATCTCCCGGTCGGCGAACTTTTCCACTGATGAAAAGACGTAGGCCGACACGGCGGCGATGAAGACGCACGTACCGATGACGGCATCGAGCATCTTGCGATCCTGGTCGTTGGCCTCCCGAAAAGGCCCAGTGTCAGTCTGAACCACGCTGCCCGCCTTCAGTGCTCACGACTGAGCCTATGCATCTCTTTGGCCCTGCGGCATCGATCGGCTTCTAATTGCCGTACTGCCTTTGCAGGTCCGACTGGGCCTCCTCGACTTTGACGGCGACCAAGGTAGCGACACTGTGATAATAGACGAACTTGCTGCTCGACGTGAGGATAATTACGCCCCCGTCACACGTGATGTCCGTTACCGCCTCCCAGTCCTTTCCTGCAAACTGGATATGCACACGCTTTCCCGCGTGACGAGCCTTTGCTGCAATCTGAAAAAGCTGACTTCCAATAGGCGTAGCACTCATCATCGTCTCCAGTGTCTAGCCTTTGCGGCTCTCAGGTTGCGCATATCTACTACCCAGGTGATTCGCCACAGCCGCCGGCTCTATTTCCACTCGTAGCTGAATGTACCGCAAAGACCCGCGCTGTTCCCATCGGTGGGCATCTCGATGGACGAGAAGACCGCCATGTCGACTGAGGGGCCTGAGAAGTCGCTGACTGTCTGCCAAAGGACCAGCCAGTGCGCCTTGTCCTTCCCGCCGCACAGAGTGTTTCCCTGCAGTAACGTACCGGGGTCAGAGGCGAGCGAGTAGATCGTGCCGGTCTGCTTGTCCCCGCCGGGCGACCAGACACGCCAGACACGCTGGGCAACCTTGGCGGGAACAGTCCGCTTCCCAAAAGAGATGGCTTGGCGCGTCACACGCAGCGGGCCGGTGATCGCCCTGGCGGTCGAGCTGAGCGGCTGCAGGGCCTTGCCGTTCTCCCAGACATAGCTCTCAGGTGCCGACTGAGCAGCGCCCTGCTGTGCCGCCACGAGCGCTGCCAGCGCCAACATAGTCTTCATGTCGTCCCTCCAGGGCCTTGCCGGCGAGCAGCGTACCTGCCCGGTCTCGACGATCCTATCCCCGGCTCAACATTTTCTTTATGCGATAGTCGCAGGTTGGGGAACATCGTGGCTTGTGTACACGTTCAGAGCAGCCTAGAGACAGTCGCAGATTGCAGACAAAGGACGCTCAGATGACCAAGGCCCTCGCCCCCGCAACCGTCGCCATCGCCATCGACATCCCCAGCCGGGTGCAGGACGGCAGCAACCGCACCCACGCAGCCGGCGGCACGGTCAGCATCGACGGCGGCAGGTCCTACACGGTCTACGTCACCCGCCACCACGTCAAGCAGTCCACTGCCTGGGAGCGCCGTGGCGTCTACTACGGCTGCGAGCTGTACCTGAATGGCCGCAAGGTCCGCGAGACCGCACTGGTCGCGGTGCGCGAGCTGGTCGAGAAGGCCTTCCGCCGCGCGGTCAACGAGATGTCCTTCCAGGCCGACAAGGACCTGCCGGCGCAGGACGTCGTCATCGCGGCCGATGCCGTGCAGGCCGAGCTGGTCGCCAAGGCGATCGAGACCGCGCCGGGCCTCAAGACGGCCATCCGGGACCTGCGGGCACGGCTCGTCGCCTACGCGGCTGACGTGCAGGAGGTCGACGCAGAGGGCGCCAAGTTCATCAGCCAGGCCACGTCGGACCTCTTCGCCGCCTTCCTCAAGGTGCGGACGGTCGAGGAGCGCCTGGAGGCCCAGAGCGTCGCCAAGCCGATCCCGGCATCCCGCCTCACCGACGACGAGCTGCTCGCGGAGCTGACCCAGGGCTGACCACGCCCCTCGTCGCTTGCCTTCATATTCCACCATCCACGACTATCGCTGAAGGAACACACCATGGCTACTCTCGCACAGCCGCTCACCCTGGGGCACACGCTAACCCTCCTCGCCCTCTTCGAGGCTGACCGAGCACGCGATCCTGCAGCGCTCACGGCGGCCCAGATTGGCTACACGGCCGACGACGTCACGTTCGGCGACTACAGCACGAACTGCCGGCTGGCTGCCCAGGGGCTCTTCTCGATCGACCGGCAGGCCCATCGGGCCGCGCGGGACGCTGAGGAGGCCCGGCAGGCCGAGCTGGATCGCGTGTACGCCAGGTGCGGCCAGGACCGGCAGCGTGCCTACGGGCGCATCCTGAAGCGCCTGGAGGGCCAGCGCACGGGCGGCATCTGGGCCCGGTCGACCGCCGAGTTCTGCAACGCCCGCGACGCGCTCGACAAGCTCATGACCGCCCAGGCCGCGCTGATACCCGATGAGCCCCTGGTCGACATTCGGGTCCGTAACTGCGGCACGCTCGTCATGCTCGACCTGGTCACCGACGAGGCGCGGGTCAGCACCTCGACGCGGGCCAGGACGTTGCCCTCCGGGTCCAGCTTGCCGTGCCCGGTGGGGACCGAGACGGCCCGGTCGACCAGCCAGAGTGCGACGGTCTTGTTGAGGTACTCGCTGTACCGCTGGACGACCGGCAGGCCCACGGGGGTCGACCAGATGACCGGCAGGCTCTCGTGGGCCAGCGTGGCGGCGACGGACTGGAACCAGCAGCTCGCCTCGTCCGCCTTAGGGGCCACGGAGGTAACGGCGGCGTAGACGTGCTGGGCCAGGATGTTCGCGCAGGAGAACCCGCCGTCCATCGCCCAGGTCTCCTCCTTCGTCTCCTTGTTGGTCCGCTTGGTCAGCAGGGCGTACTTGTGCTCGACCTTCTCCCCCAGGGCGACCGCGTCGCTCTCGGGGCGCATGGTCTGCTTCATGTGCTGGTCGCGCATCCCGAACTTCCCCGACCCGTAGAAGTAGGTCATGACGTTCGACTTCACGTCCGACCGGCCGAAGCCCACGGACACGATGCGGGCGCTGGCCTCGCACTCGTTCGCCTTGGCCTCCAGGGTCGGCCGGGCCGCGTCGGCCACCACGTTGTAGATGTCGCCCGGCGTCTCGCGGGGCAGCAGGTTGACGTGGTAGGCCTCCTCCGCCGACCGGGTGATGGCCGAGTAGTGCTGCAGGCCCGAGCAGGACCCGTCGAGCGCCACCGCGATCGTCGAGGCGAACTCCTCGCTGTAGCCGGTCAGCTTCCAGGCGGCATATTCGAAGCAGGCCTGCAGGAAGCAGAACGGGCTGTCGGCCTCCCCCCAGATGCCATAGGTCGCGTAGGGGTTGGCCGCGCAGGCGATGACGTCTGCCTCGTTGTCGCGAACCCACTGGACCCGGTCGTCCATCGACTTCTTGCTGACCTTGCCGAAGTCGCCGCAGTTCGCGAGGTGGATCATCAGCCACCGGCCGCCGTCAGGGCCCAAGGGCACCGCGTCGGCGAAGTGGAACAGCGCCTTGATGTGGTCGGAGCGCTGCGGGTTGAAGTGGGGCACGGCGTACACCCGGCCCCGGAAGTCCATGTTGTGGGGCAGGTAGAAGGCGTGGACGGAGGTCAGCAGCTTGGCGGTGTTGAGGTCGGCGGTGAACACGCCCCCATCGGCGCCGGCTGCCTGGATGGCGTCCGACACGGCCTTGCTGCGCCGGGCGCGGGCCGAGCGGGCCGCAGGGTCCATCGCCGCCCAGGTGTCAGCGTCGAGCTTCTCCACCTTCTTAGGCGGGTTGCCGTCAGGGAACGACCGGCTCGGGCGCTTGCCGTCACCACGGGCCCATTCGACCACCTCAAGCACGCGCTCGTCAATCGCGAAGCGGGTGTCCTGGATCGCGTTGATGCCCTCCAGGCACTCAGTCATCGCGCCGGACTTGATGCTCTCGATGATCGCCCGCTTGTGCTCGCGGCTGTAGGTCCGCACCAGCGGCACCAGCTTGGAGATGTTGAAGTCCAGGTAGGCCCCGCTGTCCATGCGGACCCACGGGCGCGGCTGGACGACCATGGGCTTCAGGATCGGCATGGTCCACGCCAGCTCCTCCGAGGAGACGGCCAGGCTCTCGGCGGCAGCGTCGGTCAGCTTGATGGACGGGGTGGTGCCCCGGAAGTCGGTGACGACGTGGCGCTCGAAGATGCCGGCCAGGTCGGTCAGCAGGATGTTCAGGACGGTGCCGCCGACCAGGACCTGCTCGCTGCGGGTCCACTCCTCCTCGACCTCCAGGCCCTGGGCGACCTCGACGTGCTTGCGGCGAGCGGCAGCCGGGCGGCCCCCCTTCCCCACCTTGGCCTTCAGCTTGGTCGCATGGCCCTCGCCGGCCGCGACGATCCGCAGGCCTTCTATCTCGATCTCCAAGTGCCGGCCGATCTCGCCAGCGATCGACGAGACGTCGGGCTTGCGGCCCAGCCGGTTGAAGGTGACCGACAGGGCGGCCAGGGCCACGACGTCGGGGTCGAGGCGCGTGAGGGACTTCAGGGCGACGTGCGGGCGGCCCTTCTTGCCCTTGCTGGCCTCGACGAAGTTCGTGATGCCGGCCGACAGGATTGGGAGGGCGCCCTTCAGCATCTTCTGGACGTCGTCGCGGGCGCCGAAGCCCTCGGTCTCCTCCTTCCGCTTCTGGGCGGAGAGGTACTTGCTGGCGCCGGCCGCAGCGGCCTCTTCCTCCAGCAGGTGCTCCAGGTCGAGGGCGGTGGTGATCTCGGTCAT